TTGGTGTTGAAGGAGCGGGTGGCGTCGGTGTCGCTGAAGTTGGTGCTCCTGATGGAGCCCCTCCCGGCGCTTCTCCACCTGGAGGAGGTGGTAAACCCGCCGTAGGGTCTTCGGGTGGTGCGTCGGCCGGGGGTGGCACGTCTTCCGCTTCTTGTTCTATGATATATCTATTAATTTGATTATATCTTTTTAACTCTTCTAAAATTTTCTCGTCAACTCTCATTTTAACCATTTAATAATTGTTTTATTCCTGATGCGGTCTCAACCTGAATTTTTTTAGATTGATTCATAGTATTATCTACTCTTTCGATTAGACCATCTTTCATTCTTACTGTGTAACATTCGCCACTATCCAAGTCGCAAACCTGTTTAGAACCATTACCTAAATCTTTTTCGGAAATTCTAGTACTTTTACCAAGGTAATTGTCCAAAATATTTTTTACTGAGCTCATAATTATTTTTTTTATATAAATATATAGATATTCATTAATATCATAACGAAGCATTAACTAATTGTATCATTTTTTTTGCGTCTTTTTTTAATGTTTCTTTTACCGACGCATCCAACTTATCAAAGGAACCTTCATTTATTGTAGGCCAATAATCATAACAGAACCTTGCAAGTTTTTCCGCATTTTGATTTTGTATAGTACCGTCAGTTGATAACACATTATTAAGGTTGTCTAGTCTAATCAGTCTTCCCGCGACACGATTTCCTGTAAAGATAACGCAATCTTCGAATGTTGCAAATGAAGCTGCCGGATATTGTGTATTGTCATTAGCTGTTACACAATAATAATTGGGATTCAATATCGATATATTAGGTGGTATAAACCCATTCAAATCCAATCTCAAACCTATATAATTATTTTCGTAAGCCGCAAAAATAGAAGGGTCTTTAAATGATTGTCTACCCATTATTGCCGCTATAACGTATATAAAATTGTTATTGTTGGGATATTGAGCCCTAATAAATTCAACGACTTGTTTTATTGTAACTCTTGTTTGTTCAGGAGAATCATTTCTTGTAAATCCGTTGAACGTTTCCGCGGTCAATGTACATTGTGGTGATGTTGGTATTTCACCATTATTAACTGTATTTTCTACTTTACTAGCATTTTCTGATATAACATCGTTATTAACGGTTTGATTAGTTTGTTTACTATCTTTCTTATCGGGTTTTTTTAAATAGTCTATAAATTTAGTTCTAATAGTTTGTAAATAATCATCTATTTTCGGGTAGCTATATACGCTTTGTCTCACCCCATCAAATGTTGTTACAAATGAGCCAGGATTTATCGAATGTTTAACTGAAGTAATCATATATGGGCCATTGAATAATGGCACGTGTTCCAAATTGAAATACATTGTAGGTTGTATCAGAGCATTACCTAACATTGTTACGCTACATTTATACGACCTACTTCTGTATATATCGTACATTGATAAGTACTGATTAGAGCTTGCTCTATTCTGACCCAAATTACCTAATCTCGAGAACCCTTCCAACACTTCTTTTGTAACTACACCATTTTCTTGTCCTACTGATATTTTAGTAAATACACCTTGATTAATAGTTCCAAAATCAACGGTGAATCCTACCAATCTATTTGATTTGTCCCAATCCGTTTTATTTGATAAATTTTGTATTAATGGATTTTGATTCACCCTTTTCATATTGAATGCATCATTCTTGAAATTAGATATGACATCCCCATCGTTGAGGTGTGAACTTGGTTTTCCACCATATAAACAAACTATTTTTGAATTAGATTCTACCAAGTCAACGTTCATATGTAAACCAAATAAATTGTTTGCAAATTCATAGCTACCGTCTATCTTTGGTACGGAATTTTTTACTGGTGATTGGACCCCATAAAAATTTATATAAGATGGGTATGTGAATGGAACAAATCCATTTTCTCTAACTAAATTGAAAGTGAACTGCAATAAATTAACTTGTGGTCCAAGATTTTTTAATTTTTCATTCAATGAAAAAATATCTAAATAAACTTCATTACCTATGTCTTTACCAGACCTATCCAAAAATAATAAATCTTCAAATATAGTTCTATTTGATATATTAACTCCGGCTATCCAAGTATCATTTGTTTTTTTGAACCCTGTCCAAAGACTCAATTTAGTTACATCCCCTTTCAAGGTACTAGTTATTGGTTTTGTTGGTGTCTCATTGATGTTGGGCAGCTCTTTCGTTATTTTCTGCATTATTGAATTCAAAATAATGTTTTGAAAATCCTGATTATTGTTTACTATTTCACCCAAAAAATTAGAGAATTTGCTTCCATTGAATGAGGGGTCTTTCAATTTTTGTGTTGCATAAATTCTTATTAATGGATAAAGTGTTTTTATATTATCAACACTGAATTCTATGTTATTATCAATAAAAAAATCGAATATTGTAGAGCCTGTTGATGCATATTTCAACCCATTGATTTCAGAAAAACCAACATATTCCTGTAAAGCCTGATATGTTGCAGGATAACCTGCAATAACATTCGCCAAAGGAAATTGATTTGTGAAAGTTGGTAATGCGTTTGGTGTGTTTACCGTATAAGCGTTTGGAATATATGGGTCAGCAATACCAGATGATATGTTAGCAAATGATTTTAATATTCTTTGGTCGAAGTTGTTTGGATTACCGTATTTTAATTTAAAGTCATATGCTAAAAATTGTTTAGTAATTTTGTACATATTATTGAGTACAAAATTACTCAATGTGTCATACTGACCTTTACTTGAAATTCCATTTGTTGGGACTACCTTGAACATATTTCTCATAAGGTATTGGAAATTAGTAAATACAGTATTGTTTACAACACTTGAAGTATCCTCTGTCAGTCCAGTAATTTCTGTATCGTATATCGATTTAGAAAAACTTAAAAATTCTTTTTCGAAAGAATCTAAAATGTCGTGATTGAATACGGAGAATATTTCTTCTATATTCGAGTAACTGTCATCACCATTAATAGAAAAGTTTTCTTGGGCGGTATTTTGTGAGGTTAAGATTGTCTTTACGTATTTTGTTGGTGGTGGAAGGGTTAGTTTTGAATTATCAAAGTATCCGTAATTAGGACTCATCCAAGCTAATCTAACAGAACCATCATACATACTATTGTTATTTTTTACTTCCTTAATCATTTTAGGCTCAATAGGATTTTCAAAAGTAAAGTTTTCAATAACAAATTGATTTAAATCAGAACCTACTGATGGTAAAATAAAACCTAAATTAGTATCAACTTTTAAAAATGTTGACCAAGAGGTAATATTAATCGACCTGTTTGGATTATTGGTATCAACATTTAATGGTGTAGAAAAATTAGCATTGGCTAAAGAATCATTTATATAGAAATCGTTATCTATTGTTGTTTGTATTGTGGTATCAGAATAATCGGAAAACAACTCAGTTCCACGATAAAATACTGAAAAGTCATTTATTAATTTGGGATAAAACCCTAAATTAATATTTGTCTGCACATTTGCACCTACTGTGTCGTCCTGTTGTAAAATTATTTTTTTATTGATACCTCCTATATTCAGATTATAAACTTTTTGTGTGGAAAAACTTACTGGGTCATAATTGTTAATATAATCAAAGTTATTCCACACACCTGATAATATGTCTACTCCGCTATTCAAGAATTTTTTATATCTATGCCAAATCGACCCGTATTTCAAAATCCAAGCGTATGGTATTTTATGTAGTGCGTTGAATTTTTTGAAGGTTGCAAATATAAAGTCTAAATCTGAAACATTTTCTAAATTGGTATCAACTTGTTCAAATGTTTTATATTTTTCTCTGAGCGTGGCCAACGGTAAGCTATTCAAGAACAAGTAAGCCGCGGAAACAAACGGATATGGGTTTGAATTTCTGAAATTGGCGATTCCTTCCTGTATAGAATTTATAAAATATGGTGTGTTAAAAATCGAGGTTGTTTGATTCGCGGTTGTAGTACCTGAATAATTTTTGTACTTTATATTACCTTCAGTAGGGTGTTGTAAAGTATATGAACTTGACCTACTGTCATACATATTTTTCAGATTGGTACTATTATAAGGTGGTATAAGATTTAGTAATGGATTGTTGACCGTGATATAATTAAAATTACACACAGGTCTTTTTATCAAATCAGTATCTTCGTTTTGAAAATTAGCAATAACTTTAGATGATTGATTAACTTGTATGACTTTAGAAGTAGAATTAACACTACTCAAGTCGTTAAGGGTTGATGAATTTGATAAATTTGATTTACACCAGTTTTTATCTGTGAATGGAAAGGTATCAAAGCTTGTAAACACATTTGTAGAACTATCCTGAACATATCCTGAAAAGCTTTCGATATTAGGAAAATCACTAAGTAGTCTTGATGAATCGTCAAAATTAAATGGTGCTAGTTCATATGTGTTCTGTGTAATATTTTTTATATAAGGTGTGTTATAATATCCACGTATATGTGTTTGCCAACTTTCACCCTGTCCTTCATTTGATATATGACGTAAAATACCCTCAAAGTTTGATGATTTGATTCCGTATTCTTTTAAAACTTTTATTAAGAAAGGATTTGTGGTACCTAAACTTTTTATGATGTTATTCGATTCTATTTGTGCGATAATATCGTAAACTTGTTTGAGGTTTGAGTTACCCCTATTCAAATTTGTATAGTTCGAGATTATATATAATCTTTCCCATATCTCATAAAGATATTTTACCTGTTCTTTGTTGAAGTATACATCGTTAGTTATTGGATATTCTAACGCATTTACTGAGGTGTATTGACTTTGCGTCAAATTATTCTCATATATTTCAGGGTTTTGTGGTATTGTGTTTTTCAATAAATTACCTGTGATATATTCCTCTACAAACTCTACTTCAGGCCACACACTATAATTTTGTGTTTGGAATTGTTCTGATAAATCTTCGTCTCCAGGATACCTAACATCATACCTTGTTTCAGTTTCATTTGAAGTCAGAACACAGATTTCAGGCCAAGGATAAACTAAATTTTCGTTACCGTTAGTCGAATCACTAGTTTGGTCTCCTCCTTGTATTGCGGTATTTATTGCCTGCCTTCTTATTGGATTATCTCTTTGGTCCCAAGCATTTCTATGAACATCATCAAGTAGTCTAAGATAAGCCTCACCATTTGCATAAAATACTGATAATATGTTTCTTAAAGTTGGAGCAAACCCAATTCCTCTATTTGGTTCTTCGAGTATTTTAATTAATTCATCTGCTTTGTCTTTTTGGAATTTTTCAAATTTTAATTCTAAATCTTTGGATTGTTCCGCTAATTTTAGTCTAAAACTCTTTTTGTTATTTCTTAACTTACCATCGAAATAAAAAAACTCTAATGGTTTTTTTTCATAACTTTTTTCAATCACATTAAAAATACCTTGATTAGACGCAATACTAAATTCGGCCTGTACTTTTGCCCTGTATAAAGTAAACCCACTAGTTTCATTTCCATTTTCATCTAATGGTTGTTGATTTGTTTGATTAGTATAAGATTTTTCAACATCTATATCTTCATAGAGTATGTCACTTACAATAAAATCTTCTTTTGTGAGATTTAATTTAGATGTTTTGTATTTCGCATTTTTTTCTTCGGCACCAAAATCAGGAACTTTGTTTACATTTTTCATGTCCGTTTCTGATGCGGTGTATGTAATACAGATTTTATCCAATTCGGATTTTGCCAAAGTCTCATTAACAGGTAATAAAGGGCCTGTCACCCCAAAACTAGATTTACCAACTAATGAATATATTTTCAACCCACCAAATTCTTTAGACAAAAAGTAATAATTTTTTTTGTCAATATAGATATTATACCAAGAATTTGAATTAGTGGTATCTGTAATTTCTGTTTTTATTTGTGTCAACAAATCTCTGTAATTTTGTGCCGATGTGTACGGTGTCAAATCTTGCTTACGGTATCCATCCAAAACATTTTGTATGAAGCTATCTAACTTTCTTTGTAATTGAACCAAAGTGAGCGCAGGAAATTCATCATCAATCAACCCTTTGGACTTATAATCATTATATACTTCTAATATTTTTTGGTATCCTTTAGTAAGTTGATATTGAGTTATATCATTAGTTTTCTTCAGGGGATTTTGGTTCGTATCCACATTAATTGTGGTTTTATACATATGTGGTACGGTTTGTATCGATAACATATTAATGTCCGCAAGAAGTGTATATCTGTAAGTATAAAACTTTAAATCAATCAAAAAATTACCGTTTTCACTGTCGACCTTGGCTTTGAAGTCGTTCAACATCAATGGATACTTAACTGCTTTACCATAGAAACCTTTTAGTGTTAGGTAAAATAGTGGGTATGGGTAACTGAAAAAAGCTCGATATGGTGAATTGTTTCCTGATTCAAAAAGAGCTCTACCTTTCACATCCTCTAATGTTATGGAAATTACCGGTAAAAAATCCATATTATATTGTATGTCTATTGAGGTGATACCCAACATACCATTGTCTACCGTTCCTTTGACACCAGAACTAAATTGTTCTTGCAAATCATAAAATTCGTTAGGTTTGTCGGCCCGTCTAATAGTTGACACAACGTTCTGATTTACCCCTAAAAAATTTCCGTCGGAATCTCTTTCTAAAGAACCACTACCAGTTATTTCATCTGTATACTGATTTGTAAGTTTGCCATTTTTTTGTGGTTTCAGGAAATTTACATTAGCAATACTCATTGTTGTTATAGCATCCTGAGCGGCGTTACCTACCGATAATTTAGTTCGTGGTGGTAAACTGCATTCTAAGTTGGCAAACATTACCAAATTTTCTTGTTTGATGTATCTTTCCTTTACATTACCATTCTCGTCAACAACCTTGTTTGGGTCAACAACAATTATATTCTGAAAATCAAAATCTACGAAAATATTTTCGTTATCTGCCATAATAAAAAAAGTGATTATCTAAAGCCGCTCTATAGTCCTGTAATGAACTTAATAATGGATACGGAATTGTCAATATAGTACTATCAGGAATATTATATTCAAGTCCCCCAAATTCAGGATTTGCCGCCATAATAATCCATCCGAAGAAAGGTGTTCCATAATATTGTTGGGATATTTTATCCATCCTACTTCTACCCACTTTATAAATGAAACTCTTGTCTGATGGTTTGCTAGGTATATCAACAAAAGGAACAGTAGTTTGTTTCCCATTAATTAAAAAACCATTATATCTGTTATAATATTGAAGTCTCGACATTTTTAATTAAATTGTATTTTCCCATCAAATGTTGATGGGTCTGAATTTACGTTTATTGTTTTATACAAATCTGAAAGTCTATTTTTTTGTTCGTCGGTACCTGATGGTAATGATGAATAATCAAATTTTCTTCCTTTGTTTTTCGAGAAAGGATTGTAATTTACAAACTTTGTTGTGTAAACTCCGTTTGTGAAGTTATCGATTACCGTATTATCTTTTTGTCTTTGTGCATCAAAGTTACTTTTTAGGTCCGCCAATACTTGGTTCATAATTGCAGTTGTTGATGTGTTAGTAATATCGGAGGTTAGAATTTGGTTTTTAAAATTTTCTATGTCGGTATCGGATTTGAATATTTTCGAAAATACTTGATAAAATCTGTTCTCCGTAAATGACAAGTCCGGTTGATTCAAATCATATATGTAATCAACATCACTATAAAAATCCAAAGCAAGATTCACATATATTTCATCCCAATATTCATTAGTATCTTCAGCGATTTGAGTATAATCATCGTTCAATTCGGTAAATGTATCACCTCCAGAATTTGAGGAAGTTGCTGAAAGATTGAAAATAATACTTTCGTTTTTAGAATTTAATTTACCATCGGAGTTAGTGAGGACAAAATTAAGTTTTCGTACAAATTGTACCCACGTTTGTTGTTGTTCGGTAAATTTTTGTACGGCGTTGAAGATTTCGGTTGGGAAATTGGATTTATATCCGTTCACGTAGTTTGTGAGATTTTGTACTATAACTCTAGTGACATCACCATCTATATCATATCCTGAATCAATAAATTTGGCAACGATTTCATTATCACCCACTTCTACATCTTCAACTATTTTACTAAAGAGCCCATCTAATTTTTCCTGAATTTTCTCAGGTTTTCCGAAAATATTAACATCTATTGTAGATTGTCCGAACTCGTTAAATTTTCCAATATTGTATTGTCTATTCAAGGACATAAGTTGAACAATACCAAAATTGTAAGTGTCATTAATTGTTTTTATTTGATTAAATGTGTTTGTGTAGTAATTTTTGGTTTCATCCAAGAAAGAATCAAATATCTTATCATATGTAAGAACTCCGGTTTCGCCACTACTTGTAACTTTGGTGTCTGATTGAACCCCTATGGTTGTATCACCAGCATTAGATTGTTGTGTCAGTGGTTTTTCAACTTTGGGTTTTTGGTCCCCCAATATTTTTTTGACTAACTTCTTATCGATTTCACTTGTGTCCTCAGTTGCAGTTGCTCTTTCATCGTAGATTTCTGTGTTAGCATAATAGTTAAATGATAATGCATTCTGTAATTCATCAATTGGTGCCGCTAACCCACTACCACCAATATAATTAAAATTTAAAGAAACTTTCAGAATCAAAGGTTGTACACCAATCCCCTCAGGATTCAAATCGAAATCCGCAGTATTACCATCAGGTTGTATCGACAATGAAGTTGGGATAATTTTCGTATTGTAAAAATCACCTATTCTTAATACCAATACAGGTGGTGCTCCAAATGCCGTGTTTGTTGCAACATTTTGAGATGGTTGACCGTTAACTATTGTAGGTATTGTTTGACCAGGTCTTATACATTGATTTAAAAAGGTGACTCGGCTATTAAGCCCTTCGGGTGTCATACTATGGAAAACTGGATTGAAGTATTTCAGTCTTTCTTTTATGTTATCGTAAATGAATGGGTTTTCTTTTTTGATGGCTTCGAAATATGTTCCTTCGTTTAGTAATGCTCGTATAATTTTTTTTGCGATACCAGGTCTCAAATTTTCTAAGTCCACCGATGAGGTCGGTTTTGTCAAAGAATTACCGTTCGGATTATCCGCGGTTGGTTCGGCGTTGTTGGTTGGTAGATTTTGATTCTGAGCGTTTGCCGGTTTTTGATTTACAGTAATTTTATTTATGATGACACTTCTACAAGCCATAGGTGTCAAATTATAATATTTTTCACCATCCGTGGCAGTACTACTCAATGCTTGAGAACAATTTACATCAACATTTGGTATTGATGAGCCTGCCGGTAAACTTTTGAATCTTAATTTATTTTCTTCAACATATGTGCTTAGAGAAATCGGGTTATCACCATCACTATTTAGTTGGTAAGTTGCAAAGAATTCTTTAGCGAGGTCAAATCTTCCTGTTGAGTTATCTTGACTATCCCCCTCTTCGGGGGACAAATTTGATTGCATCTCTATTAATACCTCCGCCTCGTTGTTCTGAAATAGGTCATACAAGGATTGTATCAATGTTTTTAAAGTTTCGAAGTCAGAAGTTATTTTATCAAAAAAAGCATTTGTTTGGTCTTTCGTTTCTGATAAATTATTGTAAACCGCCTTATTATCTGAGTCGGTATATGAACTTATATTTTCGGCAAAAGAATCACCCTGATTGATGTCATAGAAAAACCCGACGGATTGGAATGATGTAAAATCAGCTACTTGATTGTTTTCTGTTTGTTTTATTTGTGCCGTAGCCTCTGAGGTGTTAAGTCCCTGTTGGGCATTTTTTATTTTTTCTAATTCTTCTTTTGTTAGTCTTGGGTCGTTAAGTTTTTGTTGATATGATAAAAGTAAATTAATCGGTATAGTAGGGTATTTAGCGGCCAATTCATATATATCAAATTTCACACATCCGGCAAAAAAAGAATTGATAACACTATTGATTCTATTTGAGTCTTTTTCTTTTTCCAAAACTTTAGAAGCTATGACATCCAAAACAGATGGATAATCCACAATTATTTTGAAGGATAGTTGACCTGTTCTAGAAGTGTTTTTGTAAGTATAAATTGGTTCAGGTCTTCCTAAGAAAGTTGTCCCTGGGAAATCGATACTACTAGTTTCAGAGTAAGTCAAATCATATGGCGGAAACCACATAATTCTTCCACCATTTGGACCTCTTTCGCATGCCGGCAATTCAAATTGCATAGATGTTGTTCTCCAAGCTAAGTTTTCGATTGAGAACATATATTTTTTTACCTTACCATCAATTATATTAGTTGAGGTTGTTGTATCAGAAGCTTTGTTTGGTGTTATATTTAGGTTAAATGGGCTGTCCAAGACTGAGTAAGTGAATGCTCTATTAGAGTTGGTAATTCCATCAGACTTGACTAGTCTTTGATTAGTGTAGTAAGGACTATCTTTTGTAAAAATTCTAGAATATTCCTCACCAACTAAATTACCATTTGTATTTGTATAAGATATGACTCTAGAGCCTTTAGTGATTTCTTTATACCCATCGTGAAAAACTTTACTAACTTGATTAATAGCATTACCTACGTGTTTTAATCTTCTTTGTCCTTTTACTCTATCAGCAGATTCTACCAACCTTTGGGTATCATCTAAAATAGAACCTACTTTGAAATTTACCTCTTTCGATTCGGTTTTTTTATAGTTGGTTCCGACACCAGTAGAATTGAACGCGGGGTCTTCTTTTCCTATTTCACCGCCAGGTTTTACAAATTTACCAGCGTTTGGGGAATATTTTGGTGATGTCCAAGTAAAATTCCCGTCTACATTAGAATTCGTACCTAACTTAGCCCCCAAAGCGAACGCTAATTTATCTGTATTACCCTCATATAATTCAGAAAGGTCTGTAGGTCCATAAACAGGAGCTTCGACAGATTCACCAAAGGCATTTATTGGAACGTCTGTGAGTGGACTAGCAATATATGTTGGTTCAACAACAGACGAACCAACATAATATGCACCAGGTACTTGAGTCCCTATCACCCCCGCCAAAGAGTTAAGGGCGGTGGCCGCCAAGTTATTACCAATACCTTGCAATATACTGTTACCGTATGGTGGTCTATAAATGTTGTAATTTATGTTCGAAAATAATATGCTTTTCTGACCATTCCCCGTTTGGTCTAAAAAAAGTTGTGAAGGGGTTATGAACCTATTCGGGAGTCCTGAAAGTAAACCACCTAGTAAGGTACTCGAACCTAATAATACATTAATCAATTGACCTGGAGTACCTATGTTTCTGACAGGCGAAGAAAAATATTCCCCCAATATCGGAGAAGTAGGAAAATACGTACCTTGTAAAGCGTTCAAATATGTATCATTCTCATCAGGTATTGTAATTTTGAAATTGTTGGTTGACGATATTGTATTACCGTTGAAGTCTGTCGACAATGCCAGTGGGTCTGTTAAGTAGTCCAAACCGGTCTTTTGATTATTATTAATAGATAATTCTACGGCAACGTTAGTTGATATATGGAATTTAAGATGTTGTGCAGATATCTTTGCCAAGTAACTATCTGCTGATAAAGGGCCGTTGTTTCCTTGTGGATTTGGTTCAACATATATATCATAAGCATTGTATGTTGATGGTGTGAAATATAACGGTAAATATGGTTGGTATACTCTGTTATTAAGTTGTGAATCTTGAATCGTATATATAAAATTGTAACCCCCTTCAGGTGTCCAAATGTTTGATTTGTTATAGACCGTATTTATATAAAATTTACCGATTTCGGGTATTTCAGTGTCTGTAAAATCATACACACCTGAATTAGGACTTACAGGTTTTGGGGGTCCATTAAAATTTATTGTATCAGAATATCCCCCCTCGGGACCGTATTCGTTAAGTGGATAAAATGAATTAGCCCTTGTTTCAATTTCAGGACTATCTATCACCGAATCAATCGTTTGATTAATTTCGTAGGGCGAATTTTGGTACGGTGAACTGAAAAACCCTTCTACTTTGTAGGGTGGAAGGTTTCGTGCCAGCAAGGAATTTCTAAAAGATGCTGAATTATTTAACGATAATATACTTTCTGACATTTATTATTTTCCTAATAAATAGTTTTATTAGGTTTTTTTGATTAAGTCAGATTGAAATTTGATACCGCCTCTTTTATTTTGTTTTGTAGATTCATCACAACACCAGTATCATATAACATGTTTTCGAATTTTTCTTTATCCATATTCGTGTTTGATTCTACAACAACTTTTAACTCTATTGTGCCACCCACACTATTAATTACCGTATTAGGTTCTTGATTTTGGTTTCCTAATCTTGATTCAAATGACTGAGTTTCAGTAGGTGTTGACATAAAGGTTGGGGAAACATATTCCTCTTTTATTGCCATAACCAAATCACCTGAAGAAAATTTAAGTGGTTTTTGACCTGGTCTATATATGAAATCTTCCGCTGTTGTACCATACTCTCCGGTTGTAATCTTATCTATCAAACCAGACACATCTTTTTCAAGCGAAGCCGATGGGTCGTTGAGGTAATCTTTTTCTCTAATATTCATTATTTCTTTATTGGTAATGATAGCTTTTTTTACTTCGTCAATCGGACCTCCCTTTTCCGACGACTTTCTTATGTCTCTTGATACCGCATTTCCGGTTTGTTGCAGTACGACAAGTTGTAATAACGAAGCATCCATAGAGGATTGCAGTTGTATCATTATGTCGTTTGTGGATAATTGTTTTTTTAGGGCGTCCTCAGTTGATTTTATTCTGTATTGTTCACCGATTAATTTAATATCTTCATCGGTTAACTCTGTTATCAATTTTTCTTGTTTTTTGTCTTTTTCGTCGGTAAAGGTAACTGTGAATCCTTTTTTGTCTTTACTAAACTGGGCTAAACCTGCAAGTAATTCTTTATCTTTTTCTTTGAATGGTGAAAACTCCATTTCTTTCAGGGACTGTCGATACTCCTCCATTTTTTTCCCTGATGCCATAATTTCCTCTTTGGATTTTTTGGTTATTGTTGCAAGTTGTCTTAACACTCTTTGGTCACCAACAAACATAGATTTTCCAGTTTCTTTGTTGAATTGAAACATTCCTTCGGTCAACTTATTTAATTGTCGATTAAACTCTTCTGGGTCGTTCTCTACAAGAAATAAAGTCCTCAAAGGGTCGGAAAGCTCTGAAGTTTGAAACCCTAATTGAGCGAGTGAATTTGAAAATTCTATTGTTTTATCCGGGTCAAATAACTCTTCCGCTAATGCAAACGTTTTTTCCATAGAGGTTCCAAATCTTGCGGATTCTCCAGCCATTCTTGCGAGACCTTCTACCCCATTTTTGAAGTTGTATAAATCTAGTTGTGCTATATTTTTTGTAACGTTATCAGATACACCAGCTACATTAACACCCATATCAACTAAGGTTTTTGCAACTGTTTCCATTTGTGAAGCAATTTCCCCCATAGGTATTGCGGCTGCGGCGAAATTTTCAACCAAGGTTTTGGTTGCAACATTAGTAAGTTCACTGGCTTTCTTTATTTCAACAACATTTTCTTTGGCTAAAAAGATGTTTCTAGCGAAATTTTTGCTAAAGGCTTGTTGGATATCCATCGCCTCCTTGAATAGTTCCATAGGTTGTTTACTCCCTTTTACAAAATTGGTCATTTCCATCCCGGCTTCGTACATGCTCGTTTTAAGGTGGTCTACATTTTCTGAACCTACACCAAATTGGTCAAAGGTCTTGAATGTAATATCTTCCACTTCCATAAAGGTTTTCATAGCGTTTACCGAGACGCCCCCAAGCATACCTACCAATTTTGTCACTTTACCAATCGGTCCACTCAAACCACTAACCTTACTACCAAAAAAATTAAGCGCTGTTGTCAAACCCCCTAAACTTTTTATTGTATCCTCTAAAGTTATTTTTAAACCTAATATCTTCAAAGAATCAGATTGATAACTGAATCCTGATTCGAACAGTTTTGAGTTATCTGCCGATTGTTCTAGATTTCCACCGGATGGACTTGTGTTCATGTTATACTTTATTTAAAAATAAATACATCAAGACTTGTTTTTTGATTTGTCTTCAATCAACTTATCCAAAAGATACCTTCTCTGAAAGGTTGGCATAGAAAAGAATTCTTCATAACCGATATGGTTAAATTTGGAGAAATAATAGTATTCGTCCAATACGTTTTTTAAGTGATTAGACGAAAGGCCGAAAAAACTCAACCCCGAAAGCGATATTAATAACCACTTTTTCTCCTGACGGGGCGTATACTTCTTTTCTTAAATCTAATGATGGTTCATTTTCCTCTAAAAAATTCCTGATATACTTAGAGTCCATAATTGGCATACTCTCAATGAACTGAACAATTTTACCCTTATCTTTATCACCATCTATTGATGTTATTATTTGTTGTAGGGTCCAAGTTGTTCTTGGTGCAATTAAACCTGTAGGGTATGCATCAACACGTCTGTCTATTTCGAAATATTCTGATAGTGGCATCGGTCTGATAGTTACCGAGACACCTGTTCTTGGGAGTTGTGTTGTGAACTCCCCGTTTTCATTTGGTTCTTGTTTTGTTTTTTTTAAATCAACTTCGTCAAGGAGTACCGTACCTTCGAACTTTTTATTATCTACTGGGTCAGTAATCGAGAAATTGTATTCCGGACCAAATGATGTGTTCCTCAAAAAAAGTAAAATCGCCTGTACATCGCCAGTCAAAAGTTCCTCAACTTTCAAGTCCGTTTCATATAACTTACTCCTTATTAAGGATAAAGCAATATTATCTCGGGACTTATTATTTGTTATAGCATTTGTGATTAAATTTTCGTCATTTGCGGTTAGGTAACCTACCTTTACAGATTTTTTCTTTGATTTATAAAAAATCCCTCTAGTTGGTAGTTCCACAACATCGTGTGGTAAATTGAAATTCATTTGGGCATATTGTGCGGTTGCATCCATAAAAAAACCATAGGGAATTTTGTCCCTATGGTTATAATGTTAGATTAAAATAGTATAATTGTAAATATTAGTATAATAGTATTGCTCTATCGAAACGAAGAGTTAACGAAATCGTTGACAACTTATCATCGTCATAACCCAAAGAACCGAAGTCTGCCTTTGTTACGAATGTTCCTTGAAGGTTCCATTTTTCAACTACTACTCCGGTTGGGTCAAGCATTTCTAACCAACAATCCTTTTTATATCCTGCGGCATACCCCATACGTCCTGTTACTGATTCGGCGCATAACCTAACCCACTCCATAACGGCTTGAGCCGCGGAAGGACCAATAGGGTCTCTTAATTTAACAGTCATAGTTTCCCAATTGAATCTACCAGCAACATATGTTTCTGTATTCAAAAATGGTATATTTATGTCTTTTATAGTAATAGAAGGTCTAGCCGCGGTCTCTACAAACCACTCATTGATACCCAAGTCGTCCGCGAAACGGAAAATGAACCTATTATTCTTTTTTGGTTCGTAGGGTAGGGGCATTTTCATTAACAAATCAGCCATGTTTTCTTATTTTTAATTTTGTTTATTTTTATTTATATCCTATAAATATATTGGTAAAGATTTTTTTATTTACTTTTATTTTTTTTTCTGATAGGTTTATCTAGAACTTCATCTTCACTTCTTTTTTTTGTTATTACTATTTTATTTTTAATACCATCGGATGTATCATAAACAACAAAATGGATTTCTGGAAATTCTTTAGATAATTCATTTTCTATAAAATCTACAGCCGCTTTTACATTCTTCTTATCGTCATCAGAAAACCCAAATGATATTGTCTTATAACCTGAATTAACCCAATAAGAAAGCTGTCTCCATATTCCTCTTACAAAATCCGCAATTGCTAATTTTTTGGAATGTTCTGGATTAGCTGCGGAACCACTTACATCGACACCCATTCTCTTACCGAACTCCTTTGATGAAACTGAATAGTAATCTCCCTTTTCATCTAAATACAAATCTATTATTTGGTTGACAGGCATTGAACCTAATCTGTCTTCCATAGATTTGGGGAATCTTCTTTCTTTTATGAACTTATCTATTATGTTTTTTACCATTTTATTTTTTTCGTCTTGTGTAAAAGTATCTATAAGAATTTTAACCCCTTGTTTCAGAATTTTTGGTTTGTGTCCTCTTGCCGTGTTTATAGCAAAAGGGTCAGCATAGATTAAAGTTTTCTTAAAATCTTGGAACGACGGTGCATATGCCTTCTTTCTAAGTGCGGTTTTCACATCCCTGATAAAAGGTTCCGAGTCCACGAAATCACTGAACGCCTCGGTACTACTATTATTTCTAGGACGATAATCGGGGTCATGCCTCAACTCTGCAAAATCTCTAGTTGATACTTCTATTGGTGACCACGAACCATTAACCTTCCTATCCATTTTTATTTTTGTAGGCATGTGTAGGATGTTATCATCCCAATCTTTCATAAAAGTCCTCAAAGTACTTTCTCTTAAGACTCTCTTAATAATATTTCTCATTTCACTCATAACCATAAATAGTTAGGCTGAAAAAAAAGGTAGAGAGTTTTACCCCTCTACCGTTATTTTCTTTTTGTTATTTTTACATTCTATTATTTTTATATATTGTCGAAAGACGCTCCTGTTGGAGTTATGTAGAATGTTATGTCTATGAATTCTAAAGACCTTGTTGGTTTGATATAGATAGAACCAACTAATTGGTTTTTATCCAAATCCTCAGGTGAAGAAGACACCGTAACACGGAAGTCGTACAATCCTCTATCTCTTCTGATTGAATCCAAAATAGGATTAACTGAGTCTAAGAATTGTTGTCTTACCACATCGTCGTTCTGTTCAAATAGTAATCTTACAGAAACCGCTGATATAAGTTTACGTGCTTGTAATAACAATCGTCTCACATTTAACCTGTCGAGTGCTGATTCAGCAATCTGTAGAGTTTTATTACCCCAAATCACGGTTCCTACATCAGAAAATGTTGCGATAGGATTGATTCTACCTTTGTAAAGGATGTCTCTATCTTCTTGTGTAAGTTTCTTTCTTGCCTTGATTGAATTAACTATACCTCTTGTGTAACCCGCCGCAGCGAACCAAGGGAACGCAATATTGTCAGTAAGTGCCAAGTTTCTTGTCACCTCTGCCGTTGGTGGTATATAAATTTGAGTATTATTTACCGTATCTCTTGTAAGAACCCAAGGGTAGTAAGTTGCCGTGTAGTTTGAATCAATTCCTGCGTTATACAAATTGTCCACCGCTTCCTCAGGTAAAATTTGGTCAACCTCAAAACCACTTGTAGGAACAAACATATTATAATCAGGTGTTGTTGTGATATAAACCGAATCCGCTCTGTTGAACTCGACCATTTCTATCGCACCTTCCACTAAATTCGAGTTATTAACATAATCAATCCCTGGTGTTGCGAATACATTTATATTTACCGCTTCAGGATTTGAGAATGTTTGTATACCCAAAAGATATGCGTAATAGTCAGTGTTTGCCCAATCTACAGAATTTTGACCTACTGTAATCTGACGGAAAGCACCCCATCCTGTGGCGGTTGGGTATCTGTCACTTGAACAAGCACCTTTTCTATATCCTGCTGCACCTAACACAAATCTATCACTATTTGTTCTATATTCTCTGTATATATCCCATCCGTCGAAACCTCCGGCAGGAACTACAGTAAATTTACGTGAGAACAATTTGTAATAAGGACTTGTTGAATCTTCAGGTTCAGATTGGAAAGTCGCATCACCTACATAAAATGCTGGTGTTCCTGATGTTGAGAAGTTATCTGCGATTGTTATACCGCTTGCATTTTTGTCCATATGGAAACCTCTTGTTTTAGTCACCCAATTTGAAGGTTCGCTAGGACTACATAAGTCAACTACAGGTTGTTTACCTTTATAATCAAAGAAGTCTTCATCAAATCCTATAGATGTTGAGAAACCAAGATATGTTCTTCTCACGTTGTCCCCTGAACTTCGTATCGCGTCTTCAGCACCTGACGATGTTCCGAATGGAGGATTGTAAATAATTTCACCTGGGAAATTGTATTTTGTTTTGAAAACAGGGAAAGGTGATGTGTTAGAACTATATTGTCTTGTTTGGTAACCTTCGAATCCACAAGGTAGTGTATCAATCGATGCGTCAACATTGACCTCCAACATAATGTATTTAGAAAGTAATGCATATTCTCCGTCCTTAGTACCTACCTTTTTAGCAACATAACTATTGAGAGAAGGGTCCATACTACAATTTGTAAATTTCTCTAACACTACAGGATTACTATCAGTATCGTAAAAATCTCTAACAATTAAGTCAAATGTCATATTAACAAAAGACAAGTTTGCGACTGAAACTTTAAGTTGTCTATTAGCGGAATTACCGTCAGAAATTGTAATAATCTTGAATAACCTTTCTACAACATCACCGTTTAATTCAGAAACTAACCAAGGTGTTTCTGGTGTTTGATATTGTTCCAAGTAATAACCTATAGAATCTAATTGTCCACTTCTTGCACTATCTAAGGCCAAAATGTTACAATTTAATCCTCTAATATACCCTTTGTTATAACCGTAGTTAAGTAATGTCTGATATCTTTCTTCTATGAACAAAGGGACTGTTGTTCTTGGTTTGTCAAAATTTGATAAACCAAATACCTTGGTAACATAATTTGTATTGGAGGTAGATAGCGAAGTTTCAAACGAGAAGTTTTTGTTATCGTTTGTTACACCTGATATTACAAAAGTTGCTCTTGGATTTTTTGTTACTCCTGAGTATGCTCCTGAACAAATCATTTTGACATCTGATGTTCCAGATACCTCATAAACCGCTCCATCGTCATCACCATAAGTGGCCAAACCTCTCGACCTTAAGGTTGCCACAACCATATTATCATATTCTGTATATGATGTTCCAGTATAATAATAAAGAACGCCGGATATTGCACCTGAATAACAAGTTGTTATAGTTCCTACATTACCGGTACCTGTATTACCTGGCGATACAGGATTACAAGGGTCCTGAATTGTTACACAAACTGTATAATTTTTAGTTACTGTGAGGTCTTCAGAGGTAAGAGTATAAACAACACACACACCACTAAAATTTTGTGAATCGAATCCACTTACTTGTGTCACACCCGAAACGGCTACGTCAGTAGTACACGCACTAAATTCCGGAGTCAAACTTGCCAAATCGTTTTGAGTAGTCGAAGAAGACACAACAACTGAGATAGTATTTGTTATGTAATTTATACTTCCCTCACTTCCATTAATACTAAAAGAATAAAAATCAGCACAATTAGAAGATGATGATGTTTGTATAAAATCAGAAACGACAGAATAGAAAGAAGTTCCAGAATAACTGTTTACCCCGTCCTTATTAAATAAAGCATAATACCAAGAATCATTTAATCTAGATGATAAATCGGTATTTGCCAAGTTGACACTCGGTACATTGAACACGTTATTTTCCGAAGTGTATGCTGTCAATCCCAAATAATCTGACTCAGTTATTGAACCAAAATAATTGATAGACGTTGCGCTCGTTGAATTATTATTCAATATACCAAAAACTTGATTTTTTATATCACTTGATATAGTAGAGAAAGTCCCATTAAACTTTTCGTAACTATCACCGAGTATGCTTTGTATTGGTGTCGGGAAATCCGATTCGAATACTATTGAGGATGTTGAGTTATTGCAACCTATGAAGTTTACTGTGTAAGGTATTTCTAAAAACTCTACACATGTAGATTCACAACTTTGAGTTACAGAACTAGTACAGTAAAGATTAACTGTGGATGGGTCGACGTTCGCAACAGTCATAATAGACCAAGAAGGACCAGCGTCATAACCTGACAAACCAAGAACCCTTGTTACAAAAAGTTGATTAGATTGTTGTAAATAGGCCTTAGCAATGTAAGAAGCCTCATACTTAGGGATTTGGGTGTTAACAAATTTTTCAGGTGATGTATCACCGAAATAAACACTAAACTCGTCAAAATCCCTAATAAAGATAGGTTCAAATGCAGGTCCTCTAAGAGTCTCACCTACAAGTCCAAGAGTAGTTACCCCAACGCTTTGGGATACAAAACTCAAATCCACCTCTGATGTGTATACACCTGGTGAAACGAATACTTTTGAATTAGATGCCATTTATTAGATTTTTTTTATTTTTATTTATTTTCCTATAAATATTCTAATTAAAACCAAAAACTTTACTTGTTACAAAATATTTATAAATTAGGTAGAATATTTTCTGCCTTTAATATCTTATGGATTCTAAAGACACAGAAGTTAAAAATTTGAAGATTTCCAAAGAAGTTCACGATATACTTAAGAAATATTGTGACAAACGAGGTATAAAAATTTATCGTTTTTTGGAAAGTATCATACGAGAAAAGTGTGAAGAGAAAAAAGATATATATGGTGAAAAATGATTTCGATTAGATACACCATATTACTATCTTTAATATTATCTTTCACAAACTTGATAGGGCAAGGCTCCAACACCTGTACAGGTGCCGCCTCAAATCAGGTAACACTACCCTTTTTTACAAACAACCAATCAACCTGTGGTGATGTAAATGATTACACAGGATTGAACGGTTGTGCGGTTGCTAATAGCGGTAACTATTATGGAGGTCAAGATTGGTTATATAGTTTTACACCTACCCAAGATGGATTTATCACAATAACACTTAATGATATAGTACCTGCAAATAGCGCCTTCCCTTCACTATCTCTTTTAACATCTTGTCCTGGAACCGCAGGAGCTTGTTTAGGTTTTGTATTGTGTAATCAAAATCAAGGTGGTGGAACATTAGTGAGGCAAGTTCAAGGTGGTCAGACATATTACGTATTGGTTGATGGGTTTACTTGGTCTAATTTTTTTGCAAATTGTTTTCAATTTGATTTAAGTATTAATTTTACACCTGTGGTTGTTCAACCAGGTTGTACAAATATTAATTTTAACACAGGAAATTTTAATGGTTGGTATGGAACAACAGGGTTGTCTACTATGTCACCTAATGGTTCACAAACTCCGAACTATAATTCTAACTCTATTGGTATTGTTAATGGTAGACACACCATTATGACAGGCGGAAACGACCCTTGTGGTGGATTCCCAAGAGTTGACCCACTTGGTGGTCCTCGTTCAGTTAGATTAGGTAATAACGATGTTAATTCAGAGGCAGAACAACTAACTCAAACATTTATGGTAACCACAACCAATAATAGTTTCACATATAGATATGCGGTTGTATTCGAAGACCCTGGACATAATTCAAATGAACAACCTTTTTTTAGGGCGGTGTTAAGGGACCAAAACGGTAATGTCATACCTTGTTCTGAGTTTGTTGTTTCAGCGGCAGGAAACCTACCAGGTTTTTTTAATTCACCCACATGCACAGGTGTTGTGTATAAACCATGGAGTTCAGTTAATGTCGACTTAACAAATTATATCGGTCAACCTGTTACCGCAGAATTTACAACAGGGGATTGTAGTCAGGGCGCTCACTTTGGGTATGCTTACATAGATGCCGAATGTTCACCTTCGGTTTTACAACTTCTACCTGATACTATATGTGAGGGTCAGTCAACTACACTTACCGCCCCACCAGGGTATCAATCATATCAGTGGCTGCCAGGTGGTCAAACTACACAATCTATTACAGTATCACCATCAACGACCACAAACTATCAATTGAATTTGGTGGCATATAATGGATGTGTAAGTTCAGTACAAGTACCGATTACTGTAGTATCATATCCTACGGTTAGTGTTTTTACTAATTAATTTGGGTTGCGAACGTCAACGATGAATCAAAATTGTTATCAGTTTTAGTGACCACCATTCTAACGGAATCACCACTATTCAGAACTATAGTTGATAAAGATTGCCCATAGTAATCATCATTAATATATACATCATATGATGTTACATTCACGTCACCTATGAAAGACAACAAAACATTCAAATCAAAAGTTTTTGTTATTTCTGTAGTACCAGAAGGGAATGTATATATAGTATTATAGATATTTGGATTTGTGTTTAGTTTATTTTTATTTGATTTTTTCTGAGTTGATGTATCAAATTCGTAGATTTGAATTAATCTGTTGATAGCGGGTGATACCGTGAATTCGTTTTCATCTATAAGAAATCCTTGCATCAAAAACTCATAACTTTGAACATAATACTTTCTTTTATCTAAATCCATAACTGATTCGTCAGAAATATTGTTCCATATAATTGGAATGTAATGTCCTTTTATTGTTGCGTATGCTTGTCTTGATGCGAATTTATCCAAAACCAACTTATTGAATTGGTTTAATTCTCTCATTCTATTACAAATAATTTTAACTTGGTAAGTAATATCTACAGGAATTGGTTGAGGTATTTTATATACATCAGCACCCAATCTATTTCCGTCCCACGATGGCACTGTAGCATAAAAATATTGTCTTCGGTTTGGTATGTTATATTTAGCCGAGGGGTTTGACCCAAATTTAACTTCAGGAACTCTGACCGTAGTTATAAAAGGTGGTTTCACATTGAAATCCAGGTCAACAAAATTCCAAGTTTCAGTAAACTGAGTCCAGTTCTGAGTGGTTATTATAATATCCACATTTGGAACCAATACACCATCTACTGACAATTTTAACTCGTCTCTAACAAAATCTAAAAAACCTCTATCTAAATCAGCATGTAAAATTGATTTGGGTAGAAATGTCCCATCTTGATTTATTTTTTGCAATAACTCTTCACGTCTTGGATATAACGTCTTAGAAGTAGTTAGTGGTAAGTTTTTCTTTATCTGTTTTGGAAATCCCATATTATAATCCTCTAAATTCGTTATCCGTTACAGGGGCTGCAGTTATTGTTCTGTAGAAAGGTTTGTATCCTGCATATGTATGTTTGTTATCTGAAACAACACGACCATCATCGATTACTGAATAATACCTAACTCTTGTTTCTGTTTCATAATATCCTATGTAATCACCATAAGCAATATCAATATCCAAGTCTTGTAAATGTTTTGTATATACCGACACTTTGAGATTACCTGGTTCTGTTTGTTCTATTTTTGAATTACCTAATGCTTTATTTGTT